AGGAAAATACCCGGAATGTTCTCTTCACCTACATCAGAAATGCATATTAGTGCTGCTTCTCCAATAGTGTTGTTTTCCACACTGTAGTAAACACTGTTATTGTCACTGGTCTCTTCCGCTATAAAATTACATATACCGTGCAATATTCTAATTTGCTCAGGGATAGGAGTTTTATTATGACGCCATTCTGCAACCTGTATCATACTAGGTGCTTCATATACTTGTATAGCAGCAGGATCTCCGCCTGTTCCTAGACTAGGATCCAAGGCTACTATGTATGTCATACCCTTTTTAGGCTTTTGATACCATCTGACAGTGCCTTGTTTAATAATAGGATCAGCGCCTAGCATGTTTGTTAACACTAGACTATCAATGAGTGTTTCATCGTTGATGATAAATTCACACCCATGTTCACGACGGAATCGTTCTTCGCCAATGCGTCCTAGTTCTTCTTCTTTCCACTTCTCGTCACGATCAGGATGGTCCCACCAGTAACTACGGTAAGATTTAAATCCATTAATTCCTACATCTGTTTCGTTTCCGTGTGAATCAAAACACTTGTTAGCATCTCTCCAGATAAGAGCAAACTGATCTTCGTCACTGTTTGGTGTGCTAGTAAGGATAGCACTACCACCAGTTGCTAGCGTAGGCGAAATACTGGTCCAGAATTCTTTAGCAATAGTAGGGCGAACAAACGCAAACTCATCGCTGTATAGCAACGAAATACTTAAACCACGACCAGTGTTTTCTGTTGTTGCTTGTGCAATAATACGTGATCCATTGTCAAACTCTATGCTGCCTTTGTTATAACTTGTTACGCCTGCTCTAATATGATTAGGACATAGTTCATAAGCATAGCGTATACGCTGCATGATTTCTTGCGCACCTGAGTATTTGTGTGCAGCAATAAGAATAATACTGTCTGGAATAAACATGCCACGCCACAGTAGATAACCAGCCGCTGTCGTAGTCTTGCCAGTTTGTCTGGGCAGCATGTTAATATTAAAGCGATAGTTATGATATGTGTGGAGTAGTTTTTGCTGATACTCGTAGGCTTTGTATAATAACTTGCCTTTAGTAGGGTGCTGAATATTAAAATAGTTTGAAGTAAAATACATGGGCCCAGTTTCAGGATGGGCGCAGGCTGCAAATTCTTGTAACTGTTCTCTAGTAAAAGTTTCTTGTTGGTGGCCCTTTTTAACTAGGACTCCGTCTAGACTAATTGACATTTCTGCCTCCTATGATTATAGGAGCATCCGGTTTTGAAGTAGTTAAATTAATAAATTTACTAATAAAATCAAAATGTAGATATAACATATAAAATAGTTCTCTATTTAGAATGCGACTAGCTTGTTCATAACTAGTTTTGCCGATGTCCTTGTAATAACCCTCATTTAATCCAAATTTACTCCCATATTCAGGGAATACCCCACTTAGTATCAGACAGGTGTCACCAAGTTCTTTAGCTGAATAACTTGATTTATGTGTTAGACTTAGATAGGCTTCCGCAAAACTAGATTGAGGTAAAAAATTTGGTTTTTCAACATGGTCTGATAGTAGTGCGATAATATAAGTTTCTATATCGTTGGGTATACTGTATCCTGTCTCAACAACGGTTTGCTGAACTACTCTCGTAAATGCTTGAGTATACTCATCCTTCATAGTAATACTTATGTAGGATACATTTTAGTCTTCTTGTTTAACAATAGTAAAAAATCCGTATACAAGACCAGCATACGCTACCCATTTAATAATTGGGCTTGCAATTAGTGCTAGGACACAGACTGCGATTAATACACCGCCGTCCCAGCTAGTTCTTTCGGATATTCTTTTTTTAACCCAATTTACAATATTTTTCATAGTATGTCTCCTCAGTTAATATTCCATAAAAAAAGAGGGAGATCTTGTGAATCTACCCTCTCTCATTAATACTTACTTGTCTTGTTCAGACTCGGTTAGTTCTGCAACAAATTTATCATACTTCTTGTAGAAGCTTTCAAATGTAGATTCAGTAACTTCTCTTGGCTCTTGGTCCATGGGATTGTCACCGCCTGCTGCGGCAGCATACATCTTTTTAGGACCGTTTAATCCGCCGCTAAGACCAATAAGTTGCTCTTCAGCATCCATGTAATCTTCTTCTGGCTCGTTAGCATATTCTTCAATTTTTTCTGCATAGTCAGTATAGCCGGCTAACTGCATAAGTTCTGCTAGCTCGTTTACTGGAACTTCAACAGTTTCGTCAACAATGTCTTCCTCGACTGCTTCATCAAGTTTAGTATCTTCTTCTTTCAAAGGATGACCAATATCTTGTTTCTTTTTAATTTGTACTAATTTCAATTCGCCAAATTTACGTTGTAGAGATGGGCGATTTAGTTTCAAATCTCTTTCATCGCTACCAGTCGAAACAACTATGTTATCTTTATCAACAAGAGCAAACTTTTGTTTCATTTCATCAAGATCAACAGCCTCTACTGCTTCTTCAACAGCTTCTTCTTCATCATTTTCTGCTTCAGATTTATCACCTTTTTTAGCATCCAACATTTTCTGGAAGGCAGCTTTTTGAGCTGGGCTTTGAGCTTCTGCAACTGTGTGTTTGCTGGCAGCATCAATACCACGCTGGATGTCTTCGTTATTGTAACCATCTTCTGCAATCTCTTGCAACTTTTTCATTACATCAATGATGTGCATTGTATTAATCCTTTTTAGCAAACTCGTATTTGCGAGTTTCAAGTTCTTTTAACATGTTAGCATTGTATTCATCTCCGAACACTTTGGCAACATCATGTTTTGTAGCATCTGTGTATTCAGCATCATCAAGTTTAGTAACATATTCGTCACCCTCTTCTTTGAGTGCTTCTTCACGTGCAATTTCTTCTGGATGATCCTTGTTGATTACAACTAGCTGATTAGCAGGAATGCCCACTGTCTGGCTAATGTATTCGTATAACTGATACGCTGTTGCAGGATACTGTAGCTCTGCATCCATGATGTAAACTTCAGCATTTGATAATGTCTGAAAGTCCATGGGGTGTTCTTGGATAGGAGTTTTCTTAGGCTTGCTAAGACTCTTCATATCGTATTTTTCTAGAGCAGTTTCCAACTTATCCATAACTTCATCTTCGATCATATTAGCGATCTTAAGTCTAAAGTTATAAGTGCGTTCGCTCTCAGTTAAGTAGTGTGTTAAACTTTTCATTTTATATAATCATCCTATATTATATTTATGCTTTTTTGCCCAGAATTTCATTAAGAAGAGCGTTACGATCCATGATCACACCCTCGCCATCTGCTGCAACACTAGCTGGGTCATCTTGTTTATTCTTTGCATCCAGGGTGGCCTTCTTTAACTGTAGCTCAACCATTTTTAGTTTCTTGTTAATTTTATTGGTTTTTGCTGTTAGGGCAGTGTCTAGCATGCGACTAGCATTATTGAAGATTTCGCCGCTGAACCTAGCTTCCACGTTCATTCCCAGATCCATGAGTTCGTCAAATGTTTTTCTAGCTGTAGCGGCAATGTCATCTAGTTCATTGTCACTAGTTTCTAAATCTCTAATAGTAGGCAAAGCAGCGTCAATTTTATCTACTTCGCTCATAATAGTTTCTTTAAACACAGGAACTCCAGTATTGTCCTCATTGGTAATACTTAGATTTTCTTCAACAGTTATCTCAGGAGTATCGTGGTCTTCAAGGTCAAATAGTGATTCTAATTTCTTTGTCATACTAATACTTATCTACGCTTTTTGCCCTGGTGAAAAATGTCATTTTCTGTGACGACTCTAAAAGTTAACCCTTTGTGTTTGCAGAAGCTAGCAGCGGCGGACCATTTGGCATGGTTAACTGCTATCGCCATCTTGTCCCTCTGGCTTGTTTTTTCTGTAAGCATGGTCTGACTCTGTGGTTTTATCTCAATTAATTCACCACGGCGAGTTCCGTTTTTATTTTGGTACACAATAATAAAATCAGGAACATAGATTGTTTGTTTACCAGTTAAGGGATTTCTATAAGGTATCTGTATACTTTCACTGGCCCA